TGGTCTTTGGATCGGCGTGCCAGGGGGGCGTGGTAGCCGGGCTAAATTTCAGCTTCCTGATGTTGAAGGACCGATTGAGTGCCCGGAACGCGATTTGCCGATTGACCCCTATTTTCTGGGCGTCTGGCTGGGCAATGGCAGCGCGGATCAGACACGGATTGCGTTTGCGCCTCATGACCACGCTTATGTGGATGAGTGTGCGAACGCATATCCAGTGCAGCGGGAATGGGTGCAGACGGATACAGGTGTCGGTTACGTCACTTTCGGCGTGGGCGAAAACAGTCGGGATAACCCGCTGCGTAAGCTTTTCGCAGTGAATGATCTGCTGAACAACAAGCATGTCCCTGATCTCTATTTCCGAGCCGCTGTCGCTCAGCGCAAACGTCTTCTCGCCGGGCTGATCGACACGGATGGGCACGTTGAGCCCCGTACAGGCCGTGTGCGGTTCGTGAACACCAATGCACGCCTGATCGATGCGGTGTTCGATCTGGCGGCGGGGTTGGGTTACCGCCCCTACATTACGCAGCAGGATGCCGCGCTGTCGTCTTCCGGTATCCAGGGTCAGCAGACGGTGTTCACGGTGGGTTTCCAGCCAACCGAACCATTCGGCACGGTATTGCCTCGCAAGCAACCGCAATTCTTCGCTAAACGTCGACGCATATCTATCCGAGCGATCGGTGCGCTCGATCCAACCAAGATGGCGTCATGTATCAAGGTGGATCGGGAGGATGGGCTTTACCTGGTGGGACGCACCTACCTCCCCACGCATAACACCCAGCTGGCGTCCAAGATGTTCCCCGCATGGTTCATGGGTAAGCACCCGGAACTGTCCTTCATCTTTGGCACCTACAACGAGAAATACGGTCAGGACATCGGCCGCGCGGTGCGCGACATCATGCAATCGCCGGCGTATGCCCAGGTGTTCCCCAACACCATCCTGAAGGACGACAGCCAGGCCGCTGACCGGCTGGAAACCACCGAAGGCGGCATCATGGCCTTCGTCGGGCGCGGCGGCACCATCACCGGGCGCGGCGGCGATGTGCTGGTGATCGATGATCCGCTCAAGGACCGGATGGAGGCCGACAGCCCGACCATCCGGGACACCTTGTGGACGTGGTTCACCCAGGTGATGGCCAACCGGCTGATGGACGAGACCGGGCGGATCATGATCATTCAGACCCGCTGGCATCAGGATGACCTGATCGGCCGGCTCACCGACCCGCAGAACAGCTACTACGATCCGGAAGAGGCCGCCGAATGGAAGATCATCGATCTGCCGGCGTTGGCGCTGACGGACGGCAAGGACCCGCTCAAGCGGCGTGAGGGCGAGGCCCTGTGGCCCGGCCGGTTCGGCCGTGAGTTCCTGCTGGGTGTGCAGCGACGCGATGAACGTGGCTTCAGCGCGCTCTATCAGGGTAAACCATCACCTGCGGGTGGCACGTTCTTCAGCGTCAACTGGTTGCAAACCTATCGGCCGAACGATCTGCCGCCCAATCTCAGACACTACGCGGCGTCGGACCACGCGGTGTCGCTCAAGCAGGTGGCAGACAAGACGTGCCTCATGGTGGTTGGCGTGGACACGCATGATCATCTGTGGATCTTGCCCGATCTGATCTGGCGCAACATGACCGCCGAACAGACCACCGAGGCCATGTTGCGCATGATGCGCGCGTATAAGCCTTTATTTTGGTGGGCCGAACGCTCGCACATTTCCAAATCAATAGGACCCTTTTTGCGTAAACGTATGCTTGAGACCCAGACCTTCGCCACGCTGATCGAGATGCAACCCATCGCCGACAAGCAAACCCGCGCGCAATCCATTCAGGGCCGGATGTCCATGATGCGGGTGCATTTCCCGGAGCGCGCGCCCTGGTGGCCCGCCGCACGCGAACAGCTCCTGCGTTTCCCGTTCGATGCGCATGACGATTTCGTGGATACGCTTGCCTATATCGGCCTGGGCCTCACGCTGCAGGTGGGCGCGCGGGCGGCGGAAAAGCCGGCGGAGCAGGTCGAGGGCACCTTTGGCTGGCTCAAGCTGCAACGCGAACAAGCCGAGCGCTCCGTCAAGGTGGGCTTCGGCGGCGGAGGCTGGTGATGTCGGATCTGATGACCCCGCCCACCCCGATGATGGGGGACCCGACAGGGATGGGTGGCCCAGCGCCACCGGTGGACCCGACAGCGGGGAACACCTTCGTCAACCGCGAGATGCCTGACCCCCCGGAGCAGGTGAAAAAGCTGGTCCGCCGCTGGTGCGACCGGGTGCGCCGCGCCAAAAAGCACTGGCAGGTCGATTTTGATCGCATGCGGGAAAACATGCAGTTCGTCGACGGCGATCAGTGGCCTGATCCCCCTTCGGACGGCAAGCGCGATGACCGATACATCGCCAACGTGGCGATCCGCCACGTGATGCAGCGCACGGCGGAGTTATACCCCAACAACCCGACGATGAAGCCGAAGCGGAAACCCAAGCTGATCGCGACCACCTGGGATGGTACTGGGCAGAGCCTGATGCAGGCCCAGCAGAGCATGGCACTGGCCCAGCAATACATGCTGCCGCCTGACCCCCAGACCCAAGCGATCCTGCAGGACGCGGCGATGGTCCACCAATGGGAACAGATGATGGACCGGGTGGGTCAGACGCTGAAGATCCTGTACGATTACAACATCGACGAGCAGGCCCACAGCTTCAAATCCTGCATGAAGATGACCGTGCGGCGGTCGATCATCACTGCCGTGGGCTACGTCAAGCTGGGGTTTCAGCGGGCCATGAAGATGAGCCCGGAGATCGAGCGGCGGATCAGCGATTACAGTGAGCGGCTGGCCAATATCGAGAAGCTGGCCGGCGATCTGGCGGACGGCGAGATCGAGCTGGAGAGCGCCGACGCCGAAAGCCTGCGGGTGGCCATCCAGACCCTCACCTCAGAGGGTCAGATCGTGGTGCGCGAGGGGTTAACCTTCGATTACCCCGACAGTACCGCGATCATTCCGGACACCAAATGCAAGAGCCTGCGGGGATTTCTCGGGGCCGATTGGGTGGCCCAGGAATATCTGCTGTACCCCGACGAGATCGAAGAGATCTACATGGTCGACGTGGCGTGCAGCTACGCCGCCTACGACGAACACGGCAACTCCACCGATCGCCACGGTGACGCGTCCAACCATTACGCGGCTGGTGGTGGGGACAAGGGGTCCAGCGACGGCGACACCACGATGCGGGGCTGTGTGTGGGAGATCTATAACCGCAAGGACGGCACGGTGTACGTCGTGTGTGACGGCTACCCGGATTTCCTGCAGCCCCCCGCGCCACCGGAAGCCGAGACCCAGCGGTTTTACCCCTGGTTCGTGGTGATCATGAACGAGGGCTATAATACCAAGAAGCTGTTCCCGAAGAGCGACATCGATCTGATCCGGGACATGCAGTTGGAACTCAATCGCGCCCGGCAGGGCCTGCGCGAACACCGCCGGGCCAACCGGCCGAAGATCGCGGTCGCCGCCGGCGTCCTGGAAGAGCCCGACAAGGACAAACTGCGCACCCACCCGGCGAATGCGCTTTTAGAACTCAACGCGCTGGCCCCTGGGCAGAAGATCGATGACGTGCTGCAGGTGGTTAAAATGCCGCCCATTGATCCTGCGGTGTATGACACGGGGCCGGTGTTCGAGGACCTGTTGCGCGTGCTGGGCAGCGATCAGGCGGACCAGGGGTCAACCTCCGGGGCCACCGCGACCGAGGTCAGCGTGGCGGAGTTCTCGCAGAACACCGACACCACCTCGGTGATCGATGATCTCAACGACATGCTCACCGATCTGGCCCGCGCGGCGAGCGAGGTGCTGGTGTTGAATGTCTCGGCGCCGATCGTCCAGCAGGTGGTGGGACCCGGCGCGGTCTGGCCGGAACTCGACAAGCAGACGATCGCGGAAAACATGTGGCTGGAGGTGGATGCCGGGTCGAATGGCCCGCCCAACCGCCAGGAGGACGTGCAGACCCTGGTCCAGCTGGTCCCCCTGCTTCAGCGGGTCCCCGGGATTTCGCCGGAATGGATGGCCCGGCAGCTCATCCGCCGCATGGGCGATGACATCGATATATCGGAAGCCTTCGCCGAGGGCGTGCCCTCGGTTGAGGCGCTCAACCAGATCGCGAGCAAACCCCCAGGAGCGCCTGGGGACGCCGCTGGCGGGTCTGACGACGAGGGCAAGGGTGACGAGGGTGGTGGCGCCGGCAAGGGGCCTCCGCGCCCGCCTGGGCCAGCCAATGACCCCAACGCGCAGGCCGGGGCCGGTCCGAACAACGCCCCGGCGGCCAATCCACCCGGCAGCATCGGCCCAAGGCCGCCGCCGTTGCAGGTGTTCGGGCGTAACGGCAACGCACCCGGCACCGGTGGCGGCATGCCACGCGGGGCCATGGGGCGGCCCGGGCTGCCCACGCCATGATGTCGGCAACGCCATGGGAACCGATCCGCCCGTTCAAGGCGCTTGACCGTATCCGGGTGCCGGGCGGCTGGGTCTATCGCAGCATGCACGAGGATGGTGTGGCGCTGTGCTTCGTGCCGTTAGCTGACAGGGGACAAAACATGGGTAAGCCGCCGACAACCGATCAGGAACTGACAGCGCGCGTGGACGCGCTCGAAATGCGCATGGCGCAAGCGGAGACCGAGATTGTTGCGTTAGATAGCCGGGTGACCGCGCTGGAGGCCGGAAACCTACCGATCGAGCCCCCACCGACCGAACCACCGCCTGACCCTGACGGGCCGCTGGAAATCTGGGGTGGTCCGTTCCATCCGCCTTACGTGGATAATACGCTGCCAACCCCGCCGCCGGAACCACCGCCGGCGGGTACGCTGGCGGCGACCGTCACGATCCCGGGCCACGCACCGGTCACCTATTACGAGGCCGAAGGCGTCGACATGGGAAACTATGTCGATCCGCAAGGCCGTTTCACGATGAGCTGTAAGCGGGCAAAGAGTGATGCCTACCCGATCCAGGTGGATTTCCGCCGGGTCGAAGGCTGGTCCTGCGCGATCTTCCATTTCGGCACGCTCGACAGCACCGATGGTAGCAATCTGCCGGCGTATTCAGCGGTGGTCGATGGCCAGACCATTGAGGTGCCGGGGCACTGGAAATATGCTGCGTGGCGCTGGCAGAGCAGCCGCTGGCCGTTTCCCCCGACGCCGATCGTTGAGCTGGTGGAGCGCAAGCTGCTGCCTCAGTTCGACAGGAGCGTGAACCATGGCAGCGCCAAGCCGCACAGCGCGAAAACCTACACGCCGATGGGTCTGGCCGGCATTACTCCTTACATGCCGGGCACGGGCGGTCGGCCGGACATCGGGTTCGTCACTGACTGGCAGGCTGATTACATTTGCAACGAAAGTAGCCAGACCGCGCTGGGCAACGTCATGGCCCAGGGCGAGGCGGGCGGGACCATCCCGTGGCACACGCGGGACCCACACACGGGCGGCCCGGCTGACGCGACCAGTGACGCCTGGAAAGGTGCCAGCTTCTACGCCGGCAACGGCAACCCGCAGTTGGTTGGCGGTCAGGGCGGCGACACCTGCATGGTGCGCTTTGCTGGTGCGCCGGGTGCCACCATCAAGCCGCCGGCTAACTGGCCCGATGGCCCGATCACGATCATCGACGCCGGGTCACCGCAGCAACAGTGGTGGTGCTACGGCACCACCACGATCGGTGCTGGCGGCACGGTTGACGCGAAAGCCTTCCTGTCCAATCAAAGCGGTCGTGAGCCGGGCGACATGGCGATCGCGACCGACGCGCAACTCAGTGATCCAGACACCACGGTCGGCTATGTGACCGGAACCAATATCCACGGTAGCGGCATCGCGCTGGACATCGCGCATGAACCGGCGGTGGCCTACTTGCCATTCTTGCTGACGGGTGATCCGTATTTTCTTGAAATCCTGCAATACCAATGCACGTTCCTCGCGTTCGCCACGCCCAAGGGCTGGGGTGGTGTGTCGCCGCAATGGGGGCCGGGCATGGGCCAGACGCGGGCGGTGGCGTGGGCCACGCGGAACTACCTGAACGCCGTGACGGCGACACCGGATACGGTGCCGACATGGTTGCTCCCGAAATCAACCATGCAGACCATGTTCGATATGTGCGTGGCCCATTTGAACTATATCTCAGAGCAGACCGAGCCTTTGCGGTCGATGCAGCGCGCGGTGGCTGGGTCACGCGGTTCGCAAGGCTCCACCGCCTATCCTGCCAGTTGCTACTATCAAAGCTGGCAGGAGGATTTCGTGCAGTGTGTCGTGGCCTGGGGTGCGATGCTCTACCCCGAACTGCTGCCGTTCGCGCGCTGGCACGCCAAGGGGATCTGCGATCGGGTGAACCCGGACGGGATGAGCGGCTGGTGTGGGGGGATGCCAGACGCCTATCAGACGTTGTTCCAAGACAGCACGGCAGGCCCGCAATATCCGAACTGGGAACAGGCTTGGACGGCCAACCAGCGGGCGCTGGGCCTCTCGGCCTGCCCGCCGCTGGCCAACCTGTTCCAGAGCGCCGGCAACTACGATTACCCGAACGGCATGCAGGCTGGGCTGGCGATCTCGGTGCAGGCTGGGATCACAGAGGCCAAGCCGGCGCTCGATCACCTTGCTGACACCCTGGAGGCCGGCATCGTTGCAGGCAAGGGCGGCAAAGATTGGAAATGGTCGGTCGCGCGAACAGGGTGAAAACTGCGGGCCAAGACCCCCTCTGGGTGAGGCTCAACGGTGGCCCCCACCGGCATCCCGGCGAACAATCCGGTGGGTGGACCACCCTCTGCTTGCCCCCGTCTTGCCGTGCGCGTGCTGGACAAGGCATCAACGCGGCGCGATAAGCCAAGTTCAGGGTCTAAGCAGGAACGGCAAGCACCTGGATGTCTGACAACCCGACATCGACCACGGACGGCAACGCAGCACCTCCGTCCAGTGCTCCCGATACGGCGGTATCCACGTCACAGGATACGGCTGCCCCCACGACCCCGCCGTCACCGTCGCCTTCGGCAAGCGAGACCCCTGACAGCAAATCGCCTTCGTCAAGCGACAGCCGCCAATCAGACCGCGAAGGATTGCTTGCCGCAGTTCGCGCGGTGGTGCCGCCCTCGACAGATCCCCCGGCGATCCCGTCCGACCAGGACCCGGATCAGGCTGGCGATCAAGCCGAGGCCCAGGCCCCTGATCAGGCAGCGGCTTCGGGAGATCAGACCCCTCCCGCTCCGGATGATCCCCTCGACCTCAATGCACCCGACCCGACCGAAGCGGAGCTGAAGAAGCTTCGCCCGGAGACGCGCAGGCGGTTTGAACGGCTGCTGGCCCAGCGCAATCAGGCCCGCACCCAGTACGAACAGGCCCAGCCCGAGCTGGCCCAGCACAGACAGCTGCAGGGTTATCTGGACCAGCATCAGCTGGTCCCGGATGACGTGAATGCTCTGTTGGTGGTGGGTGCCTCGCTGCGGGCTGGTAACTACCAGGAGTTCCTGAACGGTGTGGCGCCCTACGTCATCGCCGCGCAGGAAGCCTTGGGGCTGCGCATCGCCCATGATCTGCAAACCCAGGTGGATGACGGCACGATCAGCGAGGAAGCGGCGCGGGAAATGACCCGCACGCGGCACCGCGCTGCGCAGGCCGAAGGCCGCCTGAAAGAACAGAACACCCAGCATCAGGTCGAGACCAACCAGCGCAGCGTGGCGGTGATCCGCCAAGCGGTGGAGCAGTGGGAAACCAACATCCGGCGGCGGGACCCTGATTATGCCCTTAAGGCGAACGCTGTCCGTCGCTACTCTCAGGCGCTGTTACAGGAGCGCGGTATTCCGCAAACCTCTGAACAAGCGGTGGCCCTGACCCAGGCGGCGTATGACGAGGCAACCCAGGAACTGTTGCGCTTGCGGCCACGTCCGCAAGCGACGCGCAATGCCCCGTCCGGCGTTCATGTGGCAACCAATGGGGCCACGCCGCCGCCAGAACCACGCACCATGAAAGATGCAGCCCTAGCGGCCCTGGCGGCCATGCGGCGGGCCTCATGATTGGGATAACCCATCATGGCGTTCACAGCCGGCGAACTCACCAACATCGCCAACGCATCGCTTGATTTCTACTACAACAAAGGAGACACGTTTAAGCAGTCCATCCAGGCGAAGCCGCTGCTTCGCTGGGCGGAGAGTTCGGCCAAGAGTTTCCCCGGCGGCAAGGGGAATATCTCCCTTGCGGTGAAGGGGGATTATGGTGCGGGCGGGACCAACGACCACGTGGTTGGTTACACCCACAACGACACGGTGAATTTCTACACCCCGGCGAACATCAAGCGGGTGAACTATCCGTGGCGCGAGCATCACATGGGGCTCACGCTGACCCACACCGAACTGAAGATCGACGGCATCAGTGTCACCGACGATATGGGGAACGGGTCCAGCACCTCGAACCACAGCGACCGTGATGTCACCGTGCTGGTCAACCTCCTGCAGGACAAGCTGGAGGATTTCGGCGAGATGTATGCGCGTTCGATGAACGCGCTGCTTTGGGGCGATGGCGTCGCCGACGCCAAGGCGCTCGCCGGCATGCAGGCCATCATCGTTGACGTGCCGAACACCGGAACCTTGGGCGGGCTGGCGCGCACCAACACATGGTGGCGCAACCGCGCGGCGACAGCGGCCTTCGGTGTGGCCGGCGGCCGTGGCGTGGTGACCTCAGATCCCGCCAATGGTGGCGCGCTGATCCAGTTCCTGCAGCAGGAGTATCGCCAGCTGATCCGCTTCGGCGGGCGGCCCAGCAAGGCCCTGGCGGGTTCGGATTTCATCAATGCGATGGAGATCGAGCTACGCGCCAACGGCAACTACAGCATGACCGGTTTCACCGGCACGCAAGACGGTTCGATGGGCCAGCTCAAGTTCGGCAACACCACCATCGAATACGATCCGACCTTGGACGATCTCGGCAAGAGCAAGCGGATGTACTGGTGGGACCCGCGTCACATTTACCTCATGAAGCAAGAGGGTGAATGGGACCACCGCTTCACGCCGGCCCGGCCTTACAACCAGTTCGTCATGTACAAATCGATGACGAATACGGGCCAAATGGTTGCGCAACAAGTTAACTCCGCGCTCGTGGTGGACATCGCCTGATCGCAAAGGACGCCGTGTGCGCGGGTCCAGCGAGGGGCGTTCCAGCCACGCACACGGCGTCTTTCTTTCAAGAGGGAGACGACATGCCTGAATATCAGTTGCTGCGTTGCGAGATCGCCCTAGCCGGCGACATGGGCAACGTCGTGGTGCGACATCGGCACAATCCGCTGACCTTTCCGGAGCTGCTGATCGCGCAGTATCTGCACGGCGAGGACGCGGTGTATGACATCCACGTCGTGGGCACCTGTGAG